CCTTATTCAGGAGCAATGGATAGGTTTATGAAAACCTCTCCCGCACATGCGAAAGCATACACAGATAAATTTGGAGGACTGGGAAAATTAAATTATTTCATGGCAACAGCTCCGGAAAAAATATTATCAAGCACGCTACCAGGAAAAATACTAAGTTCAGCTCTACAAACCGGAAAAAATATAGGGACAGAAGGTCTTGACTGGCTCATCAACGAGAAAAATAAAGAAAAGAAGGGTCTCATCGGGACAACACTCTCGAAGGGTGAAGAAATCTTGCACGATTTAACTGGATCACAAACTGATGATGGACTCTATACTTCAGAAGCAGACGCACTTGCAGCATACAATGCAGAGAATCCAGATTTCGCACCTTTAACGAAGGGGGAAGCTGCATCGGTTTTAGAACCTAGTGCAGCAGCAATCGATTTTAATATGAATGCTCCTATTTATAAGGGAATTTTTGAGAGAATGACAAATGAATTGGGAATGAATGAAGATCAAGCTTATAAAAGAATACGTGAAATTGCAGGATCAGGTAGTCAATTTCCATTTATAATTGATCCTACAACAGCGGCAGGTTTAGATCTATCCGGCGGTGAGCAAATCCTCCCCGCAGGAGGCAATATTTTTACTCCAGAAGTATCAAACGCTACAGGAGTTTTTAATAATCCAAACGCTCTTTCTAGTTTTAATCCAGGAATTCAAGACGAAGGAATATGGCAAGAGTATATAAACAAGTTAAGTGATGATAAGGGCGTGGATTTCAATATTAGTGAACAAGAACTCGAATATAATAAACCAGCTTGGGGCGGAAATTTAAAATTTTCTGTTAACCCAGAACAAACAGGCGTGTTTTTTAATAAAAGCTTCGGTGCATAATGTTAAGTGTACGTGATTGGATATGGGTAGCTTGCATTGTAGCAGGTATTGCTTTTACAAACGGGATGATTTCATCACGGGTCACGGCTCTTGAATCAAACATCAAAGATTTGGATTTGCTACGTATTGATGCACGGCTAGCAGTGATAGAAGAACAAGTTAAACAAATAAATAATAAATTAAATTAATTTCCTAATAATTCTTTTAACCAAGAATCTTCTTTTAATAATTCTTTATAATGCCAGGTACAATATTCCTTACCCATGGGTCCATCGAGAAATTCATTATAAGTACACTCCCGCATAAAAGTTTGATACGGGGAATAATAACGCCAGATACAAACGCTAATAAGAATTGTGGCACAAATAAGAATAGTTCTAAGCACCTGTTTGAGACATTCCCTTGATAGGGAAGGATTCAAAAGGTACGCAATAAGCTTCGGTCTTCATAGTAAGCTTATATTCATATGTTTTATTTCTGAATGCTTCCATATAAGCATCTCTTGCTTGGATGCACAAGTTTTCCGATGGATAGATTGCTCCCTGATACTTCACGCTTGTTTGTCCAGGATATGACATTATAATTAATAAAAAAAATATTTTAATCATTTCAACATTCACAATATCTTACCAAGAAAAGATAATCCATTTATATATTCTATCATTTTTTTAAGCTCCTCTTTATTTTCTTTAAACATGCCGAGAGCTAAGTTATGCCGGTGACATAGAATACCTCTTGGTAAAATATCTGGATTATTTCTATGGTCTTTCCTAGTATACCGATGATCATGATCAATAACTAATTCTGATTCATTGCTTCTTCCTTTTATTCTCGTAGGGGCCTTTTGATAAAGAACATCCGGTCCGCACACAGGACAAACTGGATCTTGTTTTAGCCACCATTCTGCCACAGATTTACCCCATTCACATTTAATTTTTCTATAGCGAAGAGCTATTCTTCCTTCTGGACTAGCACGTAACTTTGTTGCTTCTTTTTTTCTCGATCTTCTAATAGCTTCTTTTCCTTTTTTAGTTTTAATATATCTCTCTTGCCTTGCCCTTGCATACGGCATATCATTTTGCTTCCCCCCATGAGGGGCCTTTCTCTAAATCAACTACACTAGGTACCTTTAATTCTACACAATGTTCCATTATCTCAATGATCTTCTTTGATTCTTCTTCTGTTTCAAAAGAAAGATCTAGTTCATCATGAACCTGTATTAAAGGTAAGAACCCTTCTTGATACAAAGTAACCATCGCCTGTTTTGTTTGATCAGCGGCGCTGCCTTGTATTAATCTATTCAAAGCTTTATATGTCCATCCCCTTTTAATTCTAGTGAATCCACCGTACTCACGTTCAGCTTGTTCTTGAGGAAGAGGAATGCCTGTACCAAATTCCCACGGTTCCCATAAATCAAAACGACACTTACGTCCTTTGATTGTTCTAATAAAACCTACCTCTCCTGCTCTCTTTTGAGCATTCTTAGCAAGATGTCTAACAACAGGTACATTGGTATGGTATCTAGTAAAAAGTTCTTCCGCCTCAAATTCTGTGAGATTTAACTCATTAGCTAGTTTAGCTTTCCCCATTCCATACATCATCCCTAAGTTAATTGTCTTGGCCTGCTTACGATCAATGTATGCCATATCTGCTACAGTTTGATGAAAGTCTATATTACCTGATTGATATCCATCTACCAAGAATTGAGATCCATGTAGTTTAGTAACCGCCGCATAATGTACTAAGAATCGTGGTTCTTGTTGTGAATAATCAAAGCAACCCCAGGTCTGTCCTTCTTCTGGAATAAATAGTCTTCTAATTAAAGGACCTATTTCTTTATTACGAGCAGGGATTTGTTGCAGGTTTGGATTCTGCATACTTAATCTACCAGAGACTGTTCCTCCCTGCTCATTTCTCATTTGATTTATTTCAGCATGAATCCGCCCTCTGTTCTCGTGCTTGAGGATACTGTCGATGAACGTGGTTCTCGCCTTATTAATCTCCCTAGCTTCAACGACCAATCTTGCAATTGGATTAGTATGATTTGACAAAAAGTCCTTGTCAAAGCGAGGCTGTTTAGACTTCTCAGTGCGCTCATAAGATATCCCTGCCGCATCAAAAGCTTTGGCGACAGATGTCGGAGTCCAAATATCAACGTGGACATTTGTAATCTCATGGATTTTTTTAAGTATCTTTTTCTCTGAAGTATATAAAGACTTTTTTGTTCTCTCTGCGTGATCAACATCTACTTTCACTCCCTTCTTTTTCATTTCAAATAGAACAGGAAATAGATCTGTTTCTAATTGAAATACATCTATAAGTTCTTGTTTAACTATCTCACGTCTTAATACGTTCCATAATTTTAGTGTGAGGGATACATCCTGTTCAGCGTAAGGCCCCACATACATGGGTGGTAATCTCCACATCTCAGTTTTTGCATTGACACCCCACTCTTTAGCTGCCTCGTATAAAGCAGTTTGTGATTTTTTTTCTCCTACATATTTTTTTCCTAACTCATCAAGAGAAAATCTCTTGGGATCATTTTCATTTACTAAAGGACCAGCTATCATTGTGTCAATGATACGACCGTGAACCTTCAGTCCCATTTGATGTAACCACCCTACATCATAAATTGCATTATGAAACACTTTATCACATGGTAATTCTAAAATTTTTTTAAGTTGTCTTGTAAAAACTTTCTCATCTATGTTACCCCCACCTTCATGACGTAAAGGAAAATACCCTCGCCATCCTTCTACAGCTAGAGCAACACCAATAACATAGCCATTATTGACCGCCCATCCTGGACCTATACCCTTACTTAATCCTATGTCTCTTGTCTCTAAATCAATAGAAATTTCTTTTGCTTCACTTAAATCAGGAATGCGCTCCGGAGGAAGCCATTCAACTTTAGTTTGGAATAAAGGTATTTGCATGAGTCTCCTATTTTTTTTCTTGTATCTCTCCTGCAATTGCTGCGTATCCCGCCATGTCTACGTAACAATCTTCTGTTTTCCTATGTTTTAATCGTGCTACTTTGACAAGCAACATACAGATAGCTACATCATGGGGAGATACTTCATAACCTAGATAGGCACTCCATAACTTAGCTATATTTTCATGGTTCTCATATTTATTTCCATAGTCAAACTGACGCTGCCCTTGAACAATTTTCGCTGCCCTCTCTAAATATTCTCTGGCTGTTTTCATTATGTCCTCCAAAACATTTCAGAAAATTCTTTATCGTTTTCCGAACGTACCATATGTAATTCATTCTTTGCTCGTGTCATTCCCACATAGAACACACGGCGTTCTGCATCTTTA